TTCTTCAATTGTTTGACCATGATCTGCCCAAGTTTCTCTAACTCCTCTGTACTTATAAGAGCAAACATCAAGTCTGCTGTAGCGGGAAGGCCAAATGATTCTGAGGTATCAGTCAATTCAACATCACTGCTGTTGTAACCACTCCTTGTAGTCTGTGTTGCTGTAACTATAGGAACATCATGCTCAACTGCTAGTCCGCGAAGTTCTTCCGCAATGGACTTAATAATTGTGTAAGAATTTGCGCTGGAGCCAGCACGAAAGCGACTGCTAGAACAAATATTGAGATAGTCAATGAATATAATGTCAGGCCGAAAATTTCTCTTAAGCTTAAGTTCATTGAGAAGTGCTTTGAAATGGCCTGCGTGAGCCGATGCTGTCGGATATTCTTTAACAATGAGCCTTCCTTGTATTTTTTCATTTATCTTTTGTATCCTATCTTCAAACATTTGTTTTGAAAGTTCTTTCAACTGTCCTATAGGCAAGTTCATTAGGTTTGCGTCAATACGTTCTGCAATCCTTTCCTCTGACATCTCAAGTGTCACATACAAAACACTCTTGCCTTGTGAAATACAGTTTGCTGCCATGTGACACATGAACAGAGACTTACCTACACCTGTACCTGCAAGTGCTACATTCAGTGTTTTGTTAGCAAGTCCGCCTTCCGTAATGTCATTAAACATTGCAAGATCAAACGGCATCTTTTCTTCTAATCTATGATAGAATTCATATCGTTTGTCTGCGTTTTCAATATAGTCATGCCCCACGTTATTATCAAAGCCAACCTGCAAGGCCTTTGACAACATATCAGGTAAAGCATCAGGGCCTCTATCTTTGTCCCTGCCGTCAATAACCTGAATACTGTCCATGATAGCATTATAGATTGCTTTATCCTTACAATACTTTTCAGTCTGATCCAGTAACCATTCTTTATCAACCGCTTCTACATCAGCGCCCTGTAACCATTCACTCAACGCAGGCAGTTCGCCTTCATTGATAGTCCTATCTTCTTCAATAGAAATAGCTAGTGCTTGTTTTGTAGGAGCCTTGTTGTACTTGTCAGCATAGTCCTGAATTTTACGAAGGAGAGTTTTACTCTCACCTGTAAAGTATTCCGTTTTTAGAAAAGGAATAGCCTTTCTGAAATATTCATCATCAGAAAGTAGGTTTCCTATAATTATGTTGTCCAGTCTTTCTTGCATTTAGAATCCTTTTACGAATCAATTCAACTGATTCTTCACGTAATTGTTCTTTAATAGTATAGTCTGCATTTTCAGGTTTTACAAACATTCTATTAGTATCATTATAACGACTTATGTCCAAAGTGTCAAGGAATATTGTATAGTCAGAATTAAATACTTTTCGAGTCTCAGGTAGAGGACAAACAAAGTCTGCTATTGCAATACGTCCAAATACCGCTTCACAATAAGCAAGTCCCCGCATACGCATTGCTTGACGGAACCTTGCATCTATGTCAAATTCCCAATCATCTACTGCTTCACGTATAAAGTCTGCATTGAGATGCACAAAGTCAGGTTGTTCGTGGCATAGTCTTTCAGCTAACCAAGTTTTGCCTGAACCTGGTAATCCACAAATAAGAACGATCATTCGATCCACTCCTTAGCGTATTCGCCATATACTTTTTCAATACAGGCTTCGCACAGGAACAATTCTCCATTATCCCCATGGAAACATATTGCTTTATCCCCACTCCAAATAGTTATTTGGCAGCGGTCACATTCACCTTCAGGCTTCTTCGACGGCTTGGTAAATGCCTTCAATGTCTTCTTCAGTAACTTCATCACGCATTATCCCGTCAACGCTTGAAATAGCGTATCGTTTGTTGATCCATGCCAAAAAGGTTTCGTCTTGTAAAATAGGTAACCAAAACTCTTTAGTATAAGTATCCTTAATACGATACTTCTTATCTTCTACTTCACCTGTAGACACATCTACTTTTGAATACCAACCATTGCTCGGTTTGACTACATGACCTGATGCTTGTGCCATGTCAAGGAGACCTGACCATTTGCTGATACCGCCTTCAAACGAAACCTCAACAGGAATCTTAGACTTCTCACGTACAAAGCGAGACTTCTCAACATTGATAATAAAGTTATAACCCATCAGTTCAGTGCCTTGTTTGTCCTGCTGACGACCAATGATATAGATGTTGTCTGCTGAATAGTAAATACCTGTACCGCCTGAAAGAATGTCTTTAGGGAACAAACCAATCTCTTTGTATGTGTGATTTACTGCAACCATTGGAATGTCTTTCAGTGTCAAGTGAGGAGTAACCATACGGAACAATGACTTCAACTGTTTTGCTCGAGACATATCTGCAACTGACTTACCATCAAGTGCATCATCAACCTCTTTCTTAGACGCCAAGTTACCAACTGAATCAATGATAATCATAACATGGTCACCACGTTCAATGCTGTTTAGCTGTGACATTGAATCATGCTTCAACTGTTCTACATCTGTGATAGGAGTATGAACAACTCTGTCTTTGTCAATGTCAAAAGTGTCAAAGTAAGATTGAGGAGTACCAAACTCTGAATCATAGAACAGGATGACAGCATCATCATACTTGTCCAAATAGGCTTTTGCTAACAACAATGAAAATGCTGTTTTGAAATGCTTTGACGGGCCTGCGAATACTGTTAGTCCAGGTGTTAGTCCACCATCAAGGCGGCCACTAAGTGCTACGTTCAATGCAGGTACTGAGGTTTGAATCAAGTCTTTCATTCCGAAAAACTTTGAATTAGTTAGAACAGAGGTATCTTTGATAGTGCTGTTCTTTTTTAGTTTATCAATTAAACTCATATTTTTCTCCATTTAATATCGCTAAAATAGCGTATCACAAAATCTTTTTCTTTTTTCCAAACTTCTAAATTAGGTACATTAGATGTATGTATATGTTTTTCATCACCGAAACCTGAGTAAATTATTTCATTATACATACCTGAATTTGCTGCTAAATATAAAGCAAGCTGACCAGATGCTAAAGGCATTGGCAATTCATTTACCTTTATATTAGTAACTTTGTCATTTTCATTTAAATATGTAAAATAAACTCTATCATGTTCCGACCCTATAACAACTCCATGTTCGGTGTACTCGGTATCATCAACTATTGCCCCTGTAGATGAAAAAGTTCCTACGCTTATATCATCAGACCCTAATGGGTCCCAATCTAAATAATAAGCGGTATTATCAATACAATACCCTGTACGATAGATTAAATGTTGACATCCTATATCTGTAGACACTAAGTAATCTAATGTAAGTTCTTTACACGCCCAGTTTGTACCCCAAACATCACAATCATCTGGAATATCTATGCCGCGGCGACTTTCACCGTTGCCTAGTACGATTGCTCGTCTATACCCCATTTTACCCTCCGGACCAAATTATCTAATAAAGCTGTTGTCATAATATTATCTTTAGTATAACACAACGATGCCATGTGTGTCAAGTCCTTAGGCAAACATTTACCCCCAAATCCAGGAGCGCCATCAGGGCCTGGGACTTTCCAATGACTGTATCCTATAGCACCTTCACTCTCAAACATATAAGCAATACTATTCCAATCCACGCCATGTTCCAAACAAATATCTTTCAAATGATTAGACATCGAAACCCTCATGGCAAGGACACTGTTCCTAGCTAACTTATACATCATTGATTCTTTTGGTCTCAAATAATATACTCTCTTTCTAGGAAACAAATCTTCAAACGACTTTACTGTTTCATAATCACTGACAATTATAGGCAATAAAGGATCGTCTACATCTTCTTTCCAATGTTTCTCTCTTAGGAACTCAGGCATCATAATAGCATTAGGAAATGAATCTACTTGATCGGGACCAATAGTGCTACGAATAACAATTTGTCCTCGCCATTTCCATTGCTCATAGGCATCTGTTAAAATGGAAATATCAAGTTTACCATCATCTCCTGTAGGTGTAGGAACACACAAGAAAATATAATCAAACATATCCTCGTCACAGAATTCTGTGCTACCTTTCACAGTGTCATGGATATGTATTTCAGCTTTTGTTTTTTTAAACAAATACTCTGTGGCTGTTCCTACAAAACCATATCCCACAATTAACATCTTCATACAAATAAATCCTCAAGTGTAGATTGTTTCTCAGTGTGCCAACCTAGTGTTTTTACAATTGTATCCAATGGTTCCAAAAATGCCTTTTGAAACATCATCTCATAGTCTATATAACTATGTATACCAAACTCTTTAGGGATTGTTGAAATGAAACCTAATACGTTCTCTCGTATAATATTAGGTTCTTTTAAGAAAATAAATTTAATCTTGTCACCTTCTTGTATACTTTCATATTTGCCACTTACATTAAATTCTTTCAGATAGTGGTTATACAACAAACCACCTCGAACATGAATAGGACAACCTTTTGAGTAGAGATTACCAACATCCCTATACTTTGACATATTGTTACACCCACGTGGAAATGCTATTTCCTCAGGAGTCATTGCTAAAAAGTCCTTTTTAGTCTTTTCCACATAATCGTGTAATGCCTTTTCATCCTGTGTGAGACAAATACGAACAGCCTCACGTAGACTGTCACGTACAGGAGCAGGAGTTGAGGATCTAACAATTTCAAGTCCCATTACCTTCAAGTCAGGTGTATCATAACGCACACCCTCATTATCTAACACATTCATAGCATAGCGTTTCTTTGCTACCCACAAACAGTTATCGGCAATTGCCTCACGTTTGAATACAAGTTTTTGCTCGAAGGCATTTGTATAATCAGCGAGTTCGGTCATTGCCTTATCAATACAAGGTTCGATTTGTTCTTCGCCTACTTTGTCCAAAATGTCTATAAGTTTGTCCTTAGGCTTGTCTGCGAAAAACTTGTCAACCAGTGCCTTTAGAGTAATATAGCAAGAGTCAGTATCAGTGTAGAAACTGTACACCTCATCAGTTGTTTTCAAAGTCTCGTTCAAAAACTCGTTAAGTGCCGAAGCCGTCTCCCGGATGATAAATTGCCCCGTTAGTGTAATTCCTTCTGCTATACGGTCATCATAGTATCTGAAGTATTCATTAGCCATCGCACCGTAAAGTGAGTTGAGCTGAATCTTACGTGCCATCTGAAAGTTATTGTACTTTGCTATGAGTTTCTTTGTGTTAGGATCCTTTGTCTTCTCATAGTCCTGCTTAGCCTTAATCATCAGTTTCTTGTAACGCTGTCGGTCATCAAAAAACTTTTGTACAATGTTAGGGAAGTGACCTTGCCTACTACGTGTAAACGTCTGACCATTAGCAGCTATAGCGTCATCGGTGTCAAACGTATACTTCCTCTCCAACATACCATCAACGTCTACGTCTATCATACCACCTGGAACCAGTGTCTCAGGGCTCATGTTGTACTGCATGATAATAGAAGGATACAGTGAAGTAGCATCGAAGGACTCTACCCATTGATAGGCACCAGGAACAGGCTCCTGTACGTAAGCACCTGCAATAGTCCTTGCTACACGACCATTACCTTGCCCAATAATGATATTTTGTTTCAACAAATGATTATATAACAAACAGTCCCAAGTCTTTACAGGACTGAATACATCCTCAAAGTTCATCTTGGCGTCATAGGTCATAGTGAGGCAGAGTTCGATAAGTTTCATCTTATCCTCAAGTTGGTCAACCAACACTGTATCTATAATGTTGTATTCGACAAACCTATTCCAATCCTTCTCGTAAAACTCTTTGAATGTATCGTAAGGGTTTTCTAACTTCTTGTGACCGAGTTCAACCTCTGCTATGTGATCTAGTTTGTATGATTCACGGTTAACATAAGTAAACTTCTGATAGATGTCCAAGTAGTCTAACTGTGCTACACCTTGTACATCATATGATAAGTAAGTCCTACCACTGTACGTCCTTTCCTGTTTACGTACAAGTCTAAAAGGGCTCATCATTTTCTTAGCAGCATCACCATGTTCGTCACCGAACACTCGTTCCATTCTAGCAATGATATAAGGTATATCAAATAGTTTACAGTTCCAGCCAGTAATAACGTCAGGAGTATTGTTTGCCCACCAATGAATAAATCTACTGAGTAACTGCTTCTCGCTTGTACACTCAGAATAATCTACATCAAGGTGT